GCTCAACTTTTCAAAACTGATTTGCGGTGTATTCGTCATAGAATATGCTTTCTCAAAGAGGGTTTCTACCTCAAATTTTACGGTGTCATTTGCCTGATTCCATGTCAGATACTGAGCATCCGCACCCTCACCTGTAAGTTTAACCATTCTATCCTTAACCTTACCCATGAAACCCTCTACATCACCAATTAGCTTCAACAGCGGAAAGAAATGGTAGTCTATACAATCAGCATAATTGGATAATAATTTCTCCAACCGGACCCGAAAAGTCTTTATCTTTTTGCAATAAGGTTCGGGACGATAAGCGTAGATAACCGGCAGTTTCGAGAATCCATGGACGAAAGAAGTTCTTTCCTCGTAACCCTTAGACAGATCCCATTGATAGACCATTCTGTCTGTGATAGTCATAAAGCAGGTAATTTCCGAGTCATCCATGAGTTTTTTCTTGTACTCACGAGAGAAAGCAACCAAATCACCTTCATCATTGAAGAACGGATAAAGTTTATCACCTCTGAATGGTGACCACAATACACTTTTCAACTTCTTGGTAGGCTTAACCTTGCCCCCGAAAGTAGTCTTTACTTTCTTCCAGAACTTCGCCCAGAACGAATCATCATCAGTGACATACCAATACTCGGCAACTTCCTGTTCGGATAACCAGGCACGGACAATCTTCTTGTTCTGATATTTGATTTTGTTGGACTTGAATACAGCCTTTACCGCATTCAGCAGCTTCTTTTCATCATCATCAGTCGGAGTGCAATCCATAGACGGTTCTGTGCCGACCGTAAAAGCTGTTTGAATGTTGACAATATCTTGCTCCAAAGGGATAGAAATACGGTTTACCGGTTCAGTCTTATATTGTGCTTCGATTTCATAGGTCTTACCAGTCTTTTCATCAAAAACTTTTTCCGCTTCCTTTTCAAGAACTTTTCTATCCGGGTACTTCTCTTTGTCAACCATGATTTCATGGCGTTCGGGATTCCAGTCGTCCCAAAGTTTACAACGGTCTGGAAGTTCGGTTTTTCTACCTTTCTTCAGGTGGTTTATCTTCTGCCCGATGTCAGGCAATGCTAATATTTCTTCGAGTGTTAATGGCATAATCTATAATTTTAGTGAGTAAATATTCCTGTTAAATCTTTCGGCTTCTGAATCTTGCCAAGTAGTTCACCCAGTACATAATAGCGAGCAGCGTCTATTCCGTGATTGTCGTGGTCTTCCGGCTCGTTGATATAGTTCCCGTCCTTATCTTTTGCCCAAACATAATTTCTGTACTCCCTTTGAAGTTTATAAGAACGCTTGGTAATGTAAATTTCCATACCCTGCACCTTGTCTATACCGGCATTGACAGAACCTTGTCCCTTTTC